CACGGCTGTACGGCCTGAAGGTTTGTTTCCTTCTGCCTGACTGATGAAGATAAGAAGCTTATCACGATGTTGCGCCTTAAACTTCTGATACTCCTTAAAGCTCATCTGTGTATATTGAAAGCTGTCAATGACCACGATGTCTGGGCTTTTGCGCTTCTTGAGACGTGCATCAAGGTCTTCCATACTCTCACTGATGAGGATAAACCGCCGTGCAACGTCTTGCATACCTGCTTTCATAAGCGCATTCTTCATTGTCAGAGAGAAACCTTCCTCTAAGGAGTTGTAGGCAACCTTTCCGTACTTTGCCAACTCTTTGCAGAGCTTCATCGTAAAGCTGGTCTTACCGCTTCCGCTTCGTCCCCAGATGAACCATACACCTCCTCGCTCCGGTGCTCCGAAAGCATCTGCCCAGTCGCCTTCAAATGGATAAGTTTCTTTCTTCATACGTAGCATATCGGTTACTGACATTGCTCTATTCATTGTTTTGAGTTTTAACGTTATTTTACCGCTGTTTGAGCAGCCATTAACTTCACTCTATGAATGCTCTTCTTTACTCTGCGCAAGTCGAACTCGTATTCTTCAGAGTCTTTCACTACTTCCGATATGCGTGCTTTATCTGTTACGCCATTTGCCATACAAACCGCATAGACATCATGAGCTCCTGTACGCTCCAACTCAAAGAATTTGCGACCGATACGCGAGTGTATCTCGTTATATCCACACTTGTTGTATCGCAGTCCCATTGTCATACGACGCTTGATATAGCTTGTAGAGAAGAAGACGATACCGCACTTGTCCTCCAGTCGGTTGTAAAGGTCAATAAAATAGTGGAACACTCTCTCCGGCAACTTGTCCGCCTCGTCAAAAAGAAGCAGTGGTGCTTCCATCTGAATAAGATCGTCAATGATTCTGTCGAGCAGCTCTCTGATGCTGTAACCTTCTGTACGCTGACCTATACGTCGTGCAATCTCACGGATGAAGTCGCTTTTCTTCATATCTTCTGAGCAGAGGATATAAAACACCTCATTGTGTTCGCTGGCGTATAGCTTAGCTGTGGTTGTCTTTCCACAGCCTGCTTCTCCCACTATCCATGTGACATTCTTCACGGCTTGGGCATCTTTCATGACGAGTGTCATTTCCTGAAAGGCTTTCGTTTCAACTACCTGCCAGCCTGTCCCTGCCGTGGTGCCCAACTGTGAAGCGAGGTTGCGCCACATATCGTCCGAAATGTTCTCCCACTTACCTTGCAGAATGCTGCTCACCGTTGCGCTGCTCGTTCCCATGAGGCTCTGTGCAGCCTTGTTCTGACTTGGATACTTGCTGACGTATTGTCTCAAGTACTCTTGTATCTGTCCTTTTTCGTTCTTTGTCAGTTTCATAATATTGTTCTTTTAAATATTTTACTTTCTTATTAAAGCTTTCCAGCTACTGAAGCCATATCAACCACAGTTGTCTCAACCGCTGACCAATCCTCAAGGCTTACCTGCTTTGTCTTTCTTCCAATCTTATACTCTTCAGGCGACTTGCTATAGATACCTGTACGGCGTTCTATCTGCCTGCGTTCAGCTGCTGTCATTCCCTTAGGCTTTGGACTACGCAGACCGTGCTGCTCTGGCATTACGCCGTGAGCCTTTTCAATCTCACGTCCAGCAACGGTGCGCTCAATACGGTCAGTAGTGTTCGCAGCCTGTTCCTGTCTGATGAATGCTGCCTCGCCTTCTGTCTGCTCTTGTATGGCACGATGAATCACAACGTATGGTTCTGCTACTCTTTCAAAGCGCAGACTACCATCAGCTTCTTTCTTATAGAGCCGAATGCTTCCGAAGTCGTAAGGATCGTACTTGACTACGAACCGCTCGTAAGTGTGCTGTCTGCGCCACTCGTGGTCTGGCATACCCGGTTCACTCATTACCTCGTATTGTCGCTTCTCCTTCTTAATCGTTACGCTTATGCCCTGGTCGGTGAAGGTGCTCATACGCTTAGCCGTTACCCAGAACATATCCACCATGTCGTGTGCTGTAACTTGCTGTGTCTCCTCATTCACGCTATTGTCGTAGGCTTCCTGACGGCTCTTGCCGTATGCAGGGTGTTGCATTTCGTTCCACTCCTTAGTAGCCTTTGTGTAAGCATCTTTCAGTTCCTCAAGTGTATAGAGTGAATCCTTGTTCTCCTCAATAAATTCAAGGTTCGGACGGCTCGACATCTTCTTTGCCGTAATGTTCTGACCTGTGAAACGCCAATCCTTATGCAGCACTTGTTGTTGGAATCGGCCGAACACTGCCTCAATGGTCTTTGATTCACCATTATATGGTTGTGTCGTTCTATGCACGTGGCAAAGCTTACTGAATAATCCGTCGGCGTCCAGCTTCTTGTGCCCGCCTTGGTTGTCGTGCACAATCTCGTAAGGCTTGTGCTTGCTGGTCTGAATTGCCATGCGATATGCGTGGTATTGCGCTTCGTAGTCCTCCGTATCGCTGATATGCCAACCAAGCATCACCTCACTCATCGCGTCAATGACTACATAGACCTGCGTGGTGCGCACCTTGCCAGCATCATCCTTATAATATAGGTTCAGCTTCGTACCATCACCATACCACAGCGCATCACGCTTCGTTGGCAGTGCCGTGCGGTGTTTACGTCCGAACTTCTGTCGTGCTGCCTGCTCACCATGCACAGCATCGTACCATAGTGGCATAATCGCAGCACTGTTCAGCCATCGCTTCATACCGCTAAGGCTTTTCAGTGGCTTCCAGCCGTTTGCTTCTGCCTGGCGGTTTGCCTCTTCAAAGAGCTGCGCATCGGTGTAGACTGGAACTCTGCAACGCTTCAGTGCGATGAGTAGCTGTCCGAACTCGTCAGTAATCTTCTGCGTGTTCTTATTGCCTACCTTACCGCTAATAAGACTCTTATACCCATCTGCCTTGAAAGCCTTAATCTTTGCCTTCAGTCGTGCTTCATTCTGTGGTAGAGTGTGCTGATATTCCTCACGCATGGTTTCAGAACTCTGATAGATTACTTCCCAAGCTCCGCCCATACTGCCATTCAGACTCTGACGGATAGCTCTGCGCTGTGCCATCATCTTCAAAAGCTCTTTCAATACGCTGGCGTTAATGGTGTACTCCTCTATAAGCTTCTCTGTCAGATGTTCCTGCTTGCCGTTTTTCTCGTACACAAAAGCCTCATACCAGTCACGTGCCTCTCCATCAAGCTTGATGCGGTCACGCATCATTGCTTCCTTCATTCGTTGCTCTGGATCACCGTATCGTTCCATATACCGAGCCTTGTATTTCTGAGGAATGGAACTCCATGCGTAGAGTGTATAGCCACCCTCGCCTCCGAACCGATGAACACGTGAAACCTTACCTTTTGAAGCATACACATTCAGTGTGCCCTCTTTGAAGATAGGATTGCTGCCAGATGTCAGTTCAGGACTCGTTACGCACAATATCTTATTGAAGTATTCCATCCCGTTTAGATTACAAACTCATAGCTATCATTTCAACCTCGTTCTGCAACTCCATAAAGCCAGGTATGTCAGAAGGCTGCTCAACGCGTTCCTCTTTTCCATCAACCAGTATATGCGCACTGCCGTCCGTGCGGTCATACACCAGCTTCACACGTGCGCTGAAGTGTTGCGTCATTGTTCGCTCGGTTTCTTCGTGTGTAGTCTCCACCTCTTCTGGAGTCCAATTCGCTATTCCATTAAGTTGTTGTAACGCTGTGAAGCGAATTTTCCTTGCAAGGTCGCTGTCACTTTTGAATTTCAAGGCTTTCCACACCATCACACCCGTACAGTTGAACACCTTGCGAAGGTGTGCCTTGGCTTTCTCATTCACAAAAATCTGCTTTTCCATATATCTGTTGCTTTTTAATTGTTGTTCTTAAAGGGCGGGCACAGGGAGTCGAACCCTGCGGAGGCGACCTGGCAATCCGTGCTGCCCGCTTTGTTATCCTACAATCTTATTACCTTTATTTCTCTCCTGTCGACAGAGCGATGCAAAAACCATATTCCTAATTGAATGGCATGCCCAATACGCCTCGTCATGGAAACAGGTTTCATTGCCTTGTAATCGCATATCACTGATTACCTTGCTTAATGCCTCATGCAGCATATCTAATTTTTCGTTATTAACTCTGTCGAAAAGATTCCCATTCATATTCTTTAATCTTTAAAGTTTGCAAATTACGCCCCTTTTTCGTATCTTTGGACGCTGTTAATAAACTTAACACGCTGCAAAGATAAACACTTTGCATAAATAAAACAAATGTTTGAGCAATTATTTTACGCAAAATGTTTAATTATGGAGAAAAAAGATAGAATATTAAGACTCATAGACCATTATTCAGGTGGTAATAAGTCTGAATTTGCTCGTATGATTGGGGTGTCTCCACAGGCTGTTAATACATGGATTAGCCGAAACACCTTTGATATTGATATTGTTTACGCGAAGTGCGTAAATATTTCTCCAGAATGGCTCCTCACAGGTAAAGGAGCCATGCTCAAGGCCACAACACAAGAGCCACGCGTAACAGCACAACCGAATACGCCAACAGCAAGAGATAGACTTCCTGAGGCTTTCCGCTGTCTTGATCCGCAACATTCCACACATGAGTTGATACCTTTAGTATCACAAAAGGTTGTTGCAGGATTCGGCAATGCCGATTTTGCAATAACCGAAAGCGATGTAAAAGAGTATTATGTTATTCCAAAATGGAGAAGACAGCATGTCGACTTTATGATCGAAGTAACAGGCGACTCTATGCAACCTAAATACAATGCAGGTGATATCGTTGGCTGTACTATCATACATAACTCAGGTTTCATACAGTGGAATCGACCACATGTCATTGCAACACGTGAGCAAGGACTACTTATCAAACGGCTAATGCCAGGTACTACAACAAACTCGCTCTCTGCAGTAAGCGAGAATACCCAATACCCTCCTTTCGATATACCCAAGGAAGAAATAGCTGGTATCGCACTCGTTATAGGGCACGTAAATCTCGAATAAGAAAAAACAAACTATATAATTATTAACTAAATTCTATATAACAATGAAAGATTTCAATTTTAGTCTTCTCAAAAATGAAATTGGTACGCAGTACAATGACATGAAGGGTATTGCTGCAATTGACGGACACATGAATGATTTTTTGTGGAGAATGTGTGAAGATAATGGTATTGACCTTCACGGGTGGTTTCTGCTGGGTCTTGAGTTTTTGGATGGAGAAACAATAGGAGAGTACCCACTAACAGTTTCGGCATATCTGGTCGAAAGAGCTTCAGACCACGAACCTTATGAGCAAGTTGCCGAAAGATTAAGGAACACGGAAAAGGTCGAGGTACACAAAAAGTCATTTGACATCACTTATCAAGATCTTGGAAAATACATTAAGCGTTTAAATATTGGTGTATTGAGTGATATATCAAGCAATATCCAAGACGCTGTTTTTATAGATGATTAATTCCAACTATTGAAGAAGAGCCTCTGCTTCAGCAACAACTGCCTCAAGTAGGCACATATTATCATCAAGAGCATCTGCGCATTTCTCGTGTGGATGCTCTTTCAAACATTCTGCAGCATAATCGCGCATTGCTTTCAATCTACATAATGTCTGTTCTTTACCCATTAACGACTCCCATTTATTAATCAATTCTGCAACATTTTTATATTTCATATTACCCTCCTTATGCGCCAC